CCCATAAGGGGCCCCCGGCACTTGTGCCGCCACATCCTACCTGGATGTGTGCTACCATCTACCCTAGGAGGACCAAGTGGTCATCAGTACGCAGGTCCGTCAGAAGACCGAAGTCATACCATGTCAATGGTATGCCTCCGGAAACAAGCTTCCGATGGACTCGTTTGCTAATGACTACTACGCTGGAGGCCAGATAACCACGAGTTACCGGTCGAAAGACCGTGTGGCTGGCGATCCAGAGTCCGACTTTGTTCAGACATCAGGGTCACGTGCTGCTTTTATGCAGGAACTACGTTCCATGCCGTATGACGGTCCTGGTCGGACCTCATACGACAATGGTCACGAGTTCGACACAACGGATTACACTATCAGATACCTCAATCAAAAAGGTATTCTGGTGCGTAACCCGGGCCCATTCGAACTCCGATATGAGGGAAACATTGTCCTCAACGGAGCTTCGGTTGGCTGGCCGTCTCTCGTTCCCCCATCCTCGTCGAAGGTGACGATGGATGGGACGAGGGCGATCGCCATGTTGATGCCGAACAAGCCGGAAGCAGGGCTTGCCCAGTTTGTCGGTGAGTTGCGGGAGAAGTTACCCGCTCTCATCGGTGTCGAAACCTACAAGAAGGGACTCTCTACCAAGACAATTGGTAGTGAGTACTTGAATGTAGAGTTCGGTCTCAAGCCGTTTATTTCGGATCTTGAGAAACTGGCTCGTTCTGTACTGGAGGTACATAAACTTGTATCCCAGTACAAACGCGACAGCGGAAGGAATATCCGCCGCCGAGCCTTGCTTCGAGACGACACGGATTTTCGGATGATCAGCTCAAATGCGGCGATGGATATTTCTCTTCCACGTCGCTTGGGCAGTGAACCGAATCTCGACACGTATGTTACTGTCGAGTCGCGTCGTCTGGGTGGGGAAGTTTTCGAGGATTCTCGAGAACTTACCTGGTTCTCAGGCGCTTTCACGTATCATCTGAGTGATGCACATAACTTCATCACTCGGATTGATCAGTGGGAGGAGAAGGCTAACCACCTTCTCGGCACCCGGATTACTCCGGAGCTCGTCTGGGAACTAACCCCATGGTCCTGGCTCGTCGATTGGTTTGCCAACGTTGGTAATTTTCTTACCAACGTTGACATGTTATCCAACGACGCGTCTGTGTTGCGCTACGGATACGTGATGCACTATCAACGTGTATCGCGGACATGTAGCCGACCGGGGTTGACTCCAGTTGATGGAGTCGCTCTCCCGGCCCCCTTGCGCCAAGTTTTCGAGATTACTCGAAAACAACGGACAAGGGCAACACCCTACGGTTTTGGCGTAGATGTCGGAGCGTTATCGCCTCGACGCTGGGCCATTCTGGGTGCCCTTGGTATGACTAAGGGACCCGGCAATCTCGGTCTATAAAAGGACCGAGTGTGGGAGACAAGATCTGTCTCCCACGACAACACAACACCTGAAGGGCGTTGCCTCATCATGCTTGCTGACCCACAGTCCATCACGATCTCGGGTACTGCTATTCCGCTTCCGCGGACTAGCTCTGGACCGAACTCCGGCCTTTATACTTCGGCCGACAGTGCGGTTCAGCTCAGTGTGTCTTCTGCCTATGGCAAGAGGACGCGCCGGGCTGCCCGGATCAACCACTCGAAGATTTCTGCGGACGTGCTTATCCCGACGCAGAATGCGCGGTCGTCAGCGTCTGTGACGCTGGTGATCGATCACCCTGTGAACGGATACACGAATGCGGAGTTGAAGGCTGTTGTGGACGGTTTTCTTGCCGTCCTTACAGCCTCGAGTGGTGCGATGGTGACGTCGATTCTCGGCGGACAGAACTGACTTGGAAACGCCGGTCTTCATGTTGGCGACGGATCACAAGGAGTAGGGGTCGAAAGACCTTCTTTCCTTATGTGATCTGCCGTTACATGATACCGGCTTTCCTGTTCTGTTGGAGTTGGCGAGTCGATCGAGGCTGAGGAAGGCCTACCTCTAGAAAGCGAGGGACCTTGAAAAGCCTGATCGCGCTCATGCAGGTAGTCCTCGAGGAATCGGGGACTAGATGCGGCACAAGCACCACTTCTGATCTCAAAACGATCAGAAGGCGATACGAAGACGAGGGGTTGGCCTTCTTGGCCATTACCCTGCCGAAGTTCTGTTCCGACTTCCAAAAAAGTCTGGATCAGGGCTTCGTCGCTCGCAGTTCTTTCTCAGGTTTTACGAGAAAGAGAGGTCTCCCGACATTTCTGTCAGGT